TCTACGGGATGAAGGCAAGGGAGGAAGCAAAGGCATACGTCCTTATGGATACTATGATTCGTGTTTTCCATTATGCCAAGCCACACAAAACTCCTCAACCGGCATGTCCAGAATGTGACAGTCTTATAAGAGAGGGATTGGAACTTCCAAAGAGAAAACCGGGAGAGAAAACTGTGTGGCAGCAGTATCTAGAAAAAAAGAACGGTTCTCCCAATGCTATACCGGGTAGTCATAAACATGGTAAAAGTAATGGATGAGATGACCCAGTTGGGTATTAAATCTCATAATTACAAAACCACGACAGTTTACGTAGAAGCAAAAAGCCCCGACGACGCTTGCGCCAAGGGGACTAGAGAAGTATGTAATGAGATACTCCACGAGAGAAATACAACTAGAATTAAGCAGTTGGCAAAGAAGGTAGCAAAAACAGTTTCTGTCAAGAGCGTGAGGATTAAGAAATAATGCCTAATAGATTTAGGCCGGAAGCCGATACGGAAGTATATGCTAATTGGAGAAGGAAAGTTTACGCTAGGGATAAAGGCAAGTGCCAGATGCCCGGATGTAAAAAAAGAAAGAGGATACAGGTTCATCATATACGCAAGTGGTCTAGCGCTTCATCATTACGATATGAAGTTAGTAATGGTATATGTTTATGCTGGGAGTGTCACAAGGAAGTTACAGGAAAAGAGGAGCACTATGAAAGACTTTTCTACGAAATAATTCATAATGGTAGATAAATTTTCTATTATACGAGATACCAGAGAAAAGGAAGGGTGGGATTTCGATTTTTATAGTAGCTGCGCGATAGAGTCGCGGGGTCTTAAGACCGGGGACTACACACTGGAAGGGCTTGAAGAGATTCTATGCATCGAAAGAAAGGCCAATACAGGGGAGCTTTCCATGAATCTTGGGAAGCACAGAAAACGATTTGAAGCAGAGCTAGAACGCATGGCTGAATTTCGTTGGGCATATATCCTGTGCGAGTTCAGTCTAGAGAACCTCATGCAGTTCCCAAAGAATTCAAGCATACCACCTTACAGATGGAAGTATTTACGTATGAATGGTAAGTTCATGGCAAAGCTTCTCTCTAGATATCAGGAAGACTACGACATAGAGGTGGTCTTTTGTGGAGAAAGGGAATCCGCAGAAAATAAGGCGATAGAGATATTCAAAGAGATTACTGAGACGATAGGCAGAGAAGCAGATGAATGACAGAGTTATAAAAGACGCTTGGCTGGATGTAGATGTCGATGAAGACAGCTTGTTCAAGCCATTAAACTACATCAGGTCGGGAGACCCGGATGAGTTTGAGTTACGTTTAGCTTGGCTGTTTATGCAGCCAGAATATTTTAGCTTTGCCGCCAAGGAAGTGTTCAACATAGAGGTACTTCCGATGCAAGCCCTAATTCTTAAAGAGTTATGGGGGCGTCGGTTTCCGATGTTGGTTGGCTCTCGTGGTCTAGGAAAATCATTTGTTTTATCGCTATACGCCATGATGCGAGCATTTTTTATGCCGCGTCGAAAAATCGTTATCGTGGGCGCAGCGTTTAGGCAGTCAAAGGTCTTGTTTGAATATATGGATACTATATGGAGCAATGCTCCTATCTTAAGAGATATGGTTCCATCAAACAGCGGCCCCAGACGAGATGTTGACAGATGTGTTATGCATATAGGTGACAGCACTATCACATGCCTCCCTCTTGGTGATGGCTCTAAGATTCGTGGTCAACGTGCAAACGATATTATTTCTGATGAATTTGCATCTATACCTAGAGAAATCTTTGAAAACGTTGTTGCTGGTTTTGCTGCCGTTAGCTCTTCTCCGATAGAGAACGTAAAACTAACCGCGTCAAAGAAAAAGGCTATAGAGCTTGGTGAAATGACAGATGAAGAGCTTTACAACCGAGACCCGGAATCGAACCAGATTATTCTTTCGGGGACTGCTTATTATGATTTTAATCACTATGCAGAGTATTGGAAAAGATGGAAATCAATAATATCAAGTGGGGGGAACCGTAGAAAGCTTGGGGAAATATTTGGTGATGACGATATTCCAAAAGACTTCGATTGGCGTGATTACAGTATAATAAGGGTTCCTGTAGAACTTCTTCCAGAGGGGTTCATGGATTCTGCTCAGGTGGCGCGCTCAAAGGCGACAGTACATTCTGGTATATATCAGATGGAATATGGGGCTTGCTTTAGTACTGACAGCAAGGGTTTCTTTAAGCGCTCATTAATTGAATCTTGCGTTGTGAGTAAAAAGGAGCCGATTAATTTTCCAAGTGGAGAAGCGTTTTTTGAACCTTTTCTAAGAGGAAACCCCAATCTAAGATACATCTACGGAATAGACCCGGCATCTGAAGTTGATAACTTTAGTATTGTTGTTATAGAGATGCACGAAGACCATAGACGGGTCGTTCATTGCTGGACTACCACTAGGAGTGAACACAAAGAAAAAGTCAAGGCGGGACTTGTTAAGGAGACGGATTTTTACTCGTATTGCGCTAGAAAGATACGAGACTTGATGAAAACGTTTCCGTGTGAAAGAATCGCTATGGATGCTCAGGGAGGCGGAATAGCGGTGATGGAGGCTCTTCATGACAACGACAAGATTCAGGAGGGGGAGCTTCCCATTTGGGAGGCAATAGACGACAAAAAGGAAAAAGATACTGATGGAAATCCGGGGTTGCACATATTGGAGATGTGTCAATTTGCAAAATCTGACTGGCTTTCTGAAGCGAATCATGGATTGAGGAAGGACTTGGAGGATAGGGTATTGTTATTTCCTGCCTTTGATTCTGTAACCATTGGACTGTCTCTTGCAGATGACAAATTCAAGAAGAGGGTGTTTGATACGTTGGAAGACTGTGTTATGGAAATTGAAGAGCTTAAGAATGAACTTTCAATTATTGAGATGACGCAGACTCCTGCCGGTAGGGATAAGTGGGATACACCACAAGTAATCGTTGCCGCTGGAAAAAAGAGCAAGCTAAGGAAGGACCGATACAGTGCGTTGATAATGGCCAACATTGCGGCTCGTACTATACAAAGAACTCCGCATTCGCCGGATTATGAATCCTTTGGCGGATTTGTTGGCGGAAAGAATAAAGACGTAAAGGGTCCAGACTATATAGCTCCAAGCTGGTTTTCAGAAGGAATGAAAGGGATTTATGACTAATTGGTGTATAATAAATTATAATCCGATTGTTAATTCAATTACCCGGAGCATCAATTCAAATGGCCGATAGTCCTGTTCCAGATAAGAAACCAGACCCAGCATATATTACTTGGAGAGACGACGCAGAAAGGGCAAAGGCTTTTGACGGTATGTCTGATACCGTAGAGTCCTACGACGGGGTGATGAGGGCTACGTCTTCCCATCGTTCGTTTCTAGATATTGAAACGAATAGGTCTGTAAGAAGTGATTTTGTTAAAGATGACTATTATAGATTCAGACGACACGAAGCCCTGCCAAAGAAGCAAAAAGACATCATGAGTATGTGTATGTCTGCTTACAATACGGTGGGAATTATCAAAAACATCATCGACCTGATGGGCGATTTTGCTTCTCAGGGAATCACCATCGTTCACCCAAATGCGCGTATAGAGAGGTTCTATAAGCGCTGGTTTGACAAGGTTGGTGGTCAAGAAAGGTCTGAGAGATTTCTCAATATGCTATATCGTTGTGGAAACGTTGTAGTAAAACGAAGAACCGCAAAGATAAACAAAAAGCTGGAAGAGACTTTTAAGAGAGCAGCCGCAGGTGATGTTGATATCATGACAGATAGGGTTGCTAAAAGGGATATTCCTTGGATATACGATTTTCTAAACCCGCTTTCTATTGAAGTAGTTGGGGATGAACTAGCCGTATTCGCTGGAAAACCTAAATATGCTCTTAAGATTTCCAAGGGAACTTCAAATCTTATCAAGCGTGCTTTTGATAACAACCCAGACAAAGACTTAGTTGCCAATCTTCCATCCGACCTTCTCACGAAGGTGAATAAGGGGGAGCGACTTATCCCTCTAGACCAAGACAAGGTCCGCGCCTTCTTCTACAAGAAGGACGATTGGATGATGTGGGCTAATCCTATGATTTATGCTATTCTAGATGACATAGTCATGCTTGAGAAGATGAAGCTCGCTGACATGTCTGCTCTTGATGGTGCAATTTCTAACATCAGGCTTTGGAAGCTTGGCGATATTGAAAACAAGATTCTCCCCACCAAGGCAGCCATTAATAAACTTCGCAATATTTTAGCTAGTAATGTTGGCGGCGGAACAATGGACTTGGTTTGGGGTCCAGAGCTAAACTTCCAAGAATCAAACAGTCAGGTATTTAGATTCTTGGGTTCAGAAAAGTATGGACCAGTTTTATCCAGTATCTACGCTGGTCTTGGTATTCCACCTACACTTACCGGCTCATCTGGAAGTTCGGGCGGAAGCTTTACCAATAACTTTGTTTCTCTGAAAACTCTAATAGAGAGACTTGAGTATGGCAGAGGTATTTTGCTTTCGTTCTGGAAAAAGGAAATCGAAATAGTTCAAAAGGCCATGGGATTTAGGCTTCCTGCCAAAATTCGTTTTGACCAGATGGCGTTGTCCGATGAGGCGGCAGAAAAGAATCTGCTCATACAGCTTCTTGATAGGGATGTCATCAGCGCTGAAACCATTGTCGAAAGGTTTGGAGAAATTCCAGAAATCGAGAAGATTAGAATTAAGAGAGAGGCCAAGAACAGGCAAATGGAACTGCAACCACCAAAGGCAAGCCC